TTACGTGAGCAACAGCCGCATCATGTCGTCGTGGATCGGCGGCCCGCACGGCTGGCTCGACTGGGACGGGAACATCGGCTGCTCGACCTGGAACATCGGGAAGTGGCCGAGCGAGAGTGAAGTCACCAGCGACTTCAAGCAGATCTCGGCTGCGTTCCCGTACCTGGACTTCCATGCGCAAGTCATCACCGACGAGGGCGACCCGGAAACCGGCCAGGTGGCGGCGCAGTGGCGAGTCATTAACGGTGGCGCTTTCCTCGTTGAGCCAGTCGAGCGATTCCGGGTGAACGAGCCGGCGCTCACCGTTTTCACTCGCCACGGTGAGCGAGGCGTCTCGCTTGCTCGCCTCGAAGAAGCAATGCGCCAGCTTAAGAACAGTGTTGAGAAGAGTGATAGCTCATGACCACTGATGGGTACGCCACACGGCAGCTCGCCGGCCTGGAAGCGCTCAGGCAGATCGCACTCACGCAATTCAGCAACGCGAATACCATCGGGTTCAAGCGAGCTGACACCATTCCCATGCAGGTGATCACACCTGTTCCGCACCGGTTTCTTCGCCGTCTGGCGAAGATCTTGCTGAGATTCCGTCCCATGGAGGGTACTTGAGCCGAGTTTACTTCCATTCCCCGTCCGGCGAAGCCGAACTTTGGGGCGGTGAGCGGCATTGGCTGGGAAGCTTCTGCGGTGACCTGGCTCGCGGCTTTTTTGACGTGGTCCACGACCACGAGAAGATCGGGGCTCTCTGCTCCGGCCCCGGTTACCTTCAGTATCCCGGAACGCAGAACCTGGAGAAGTTCTGGGCGTGGCAGAAGAGCGCTCTGCTGTCGCTGACGTCTTCAGTCAGTGACGACTTCATGTCTTGGAAAGGGCATCGCATCCCATCTTGGCACCTGGTGCTCAACACTGTCTGCCGAACCGGCAGTGACGCCGCCATCCTCGCCGCTCGCATCCATTCCCAGTGTGAGATCCACTGTTACATCGAAGGCCCGGACCGAGAGTGGCTGGCCGGCCTCGTCGACGCCGGCCTGGAGAGCGGCGTCTTCCGCAACCTGGCGCCGTACAAGGCGGTGCACGACTGGCATGAGGTCACTGATTTCCTGCGGTCGCGTGACGACGAGCCGGTGGTATTGTCGTACTCGGTCTGCGAGCAGTTCCCCGACCCGGACGTCATCGGCTACCGGGCACCGGAAGCGATGCCCGGTGAGGAATTCCAGCCGAGCTGGTGCGATGACGAGCTCTGGGAGAGCCTCGACCAGCGAGGCCGCCTGGAATACCACGAGGGCGAGGCCTGGAACCGGCTGGCCGATGCCGAGCGGTGGGAGCTCGGCCTGGCCTGGCTTCGCGGCCTGGACGACGGCCGCCGGCTGCAGCCGAGTGACTGGCACAACGTGCGGTTCGGCTGCGGTCTCTCGATTCTTGATATCACCGCCGCTGACTGGGAAGAGCGGCTCGACAAGGCGTTCAGGATCACTGAGAAGGAGCTTAATGCCTAAAGACGCCATAGCCATCTCACACAGTGAGATCCGGACTTTCACATCTTGCCGGCGGCTTTGGTACCTCACATACTATCGCAAGTTGAAACCGAAGCACGAGCCGCCGACCGGCGCCGCTCATCTTGGCGGCAACATCCACCTCGCTCTCGAGGGGATGCACGGCTACGGCCTTGACCCCATCGAGGTGCTCCGGTGGGCGTACCGCGATCTGGCCGCCGCTCAGCCCGAGTATGAAGAGCAGCTGCTGAAGGAGCTCGACCTGGCGCTCGCCATGGTGGAGGGGTACGTGCAGTGGGCGGCGGAGACCGGGGTCGACGCCGGCCTGGCAGTCGCGGCAACCGAGCACGAGATCTTGCACGAGGTGACGCTGCCGAGCACTGGTGACCGCGTCATCTTGCGCGGCAAACTCGACGTGCTGTTCCGGCGGCATGATGGGCGTTACCAGCTGCGTGATTACAAGACCGTCGCCGGCTTCCAGAAAGCGGACTTGCTGCAGCTCGACCAGCAGATGCGATTCTACGCGATGCTGCTCGCGTTCGCTTTCCCGGATGCTGCCACGCGCTCGCCGGAGGTGCTTTACCTCATGATCAAGCGCAGCAAGCGGACGGCGCGCGCCACACCGCCTTTCTTCGCACAAGAGACGGTGTCTCACAACAAGCACGACCTCAACAACACTTACCTGCGCGCTCTTGCGGTAGCCGGAGAGATCATGCAGGCTCGGCGCCGGCTCGATGGTGAAGAGACTGGGCCGCATCTGGCTGACCATCACTACTCGTGCCCGCCGCGCACCAGCGACTACTGCTCTTGGGGCTGCTCTTTCCTCAAGGTCTGCGCCATGCTCGACGACGGCAGCCGAGCCGAGGATGCCATCACGTCAATGTACGACGTCGGTGAGCCGTATGCTTACTACAGCAACTCTCGCATCCAGCGAGCCGTGAAAGACCTCAGTTGACGAAGTTCACGCCGGTCGCGCCAGTATACGCCTACGTCGGCCGAGTTGACGGCGCTTTCGGCTCAGGCATCTTCGAGATCAGCAGCAGCCTGGTGTGCTGTGAGAACTGCGCCTCTCTCGTTCACGACACTCCTGTAGCGGTTGCCAAGCACACCGCGTTCCACAACGCGGTCAGCACCGCTCTCGGCCAGCAGGTCTGAGAACTGGCCGCATCCCAGCTGTTGTGGTAAAATACTTACATGCGAATGGTGGAAACCGCGTGAATGAGCCTCCTTACGGCATCAACATGATCGTCTACGGCCCGAAGGGCTGCGGCAAGTCGTATCTCGGTGACACGGCGCCGGGACCGAGAGTCGTGCTCGACGCGGAGGCCGGCAGCCGGTTCACTCCGAGCCGGAAGAAGCAGTGGGACCCGGTGAATGAGCGGCCACCACAGCCGGACGGCACCTGGGATACCGCACTCGTCACAGTCAGAGACTTCCGGACTGTGATGAAGGCGTACGAATGGCTGGCCAGCGGCGACCACCCATTCAGGTCCGTCATCATCGACAGCGTCAGTGAAATCCAGCAGCGTGCGGTTGACGACATCGCCGGCACCAATGCGATGCAAAAGCAGGACTGGGGGCAGCTGCTGCGCATCGTCTCCGACCTCGTCCGCAAATTCCGCGACCTCATCAGCCATCCCGTGCGCCCGCTTGATGCCGTGGTGTTCATTGCCATGGCTCGGCAGGTAGAGGGCACCTGGCAGCCACACGTCCAGGGGCAGCTGGCTGTGACATTGCCGTACTACGTCGACGTGGTGTCGTACATGGCGCCGGTCGTCAACCCGGAAACCGGGGAGGTGACGCGACGGCTCTTCTGCGGTACTTTCCCGGGATACATGACCGGTGAGCGAGTCGCCGGCGCTCTCGGCTCATACATCGACGCGCCGGACGTCTCCGGCATGCTCGAGATGATCAGAGCGAAACTGCGGCAGAACGCTGCCGGCCAAGAGGGCCGAGACATCCGCCTCGAGTAAGCGGGAAATTACGCTGCTCACAGTTTTTACCTGCCGTTACCAGGATGGAGAAAGAAGCAGATGACAACGGTCTCGTGGAATGACCTGAAGAAGGCCGCTGGCGAAGCGGGGTTCGACCCGGTGCCTGCCGGTGAGTACGACGTCGTCGTGGACTCTGCCACGGTCAAGCCGACCAGTGACGGGCGGAAGAGCCAGATCGCTACGCAATTCAAGATCGAGAACGGCCCGCACGCCGGCAAGAAGATCTTCAACAACTTCGTGCTGTCTCCTGACAACCCGAACGCGCTGGCGTTCTTCTTCCGGCACATGAGCGCACTCGGCCTCAATGACGCTTACTTCACGGCCAACCCTTCACTGGAGAGGGTCGCTGCTGACCTGACTGGCCGGCGCTGCCGGGTCACGGTCAGCATCCGCGAGTGGAACGACACGCAGCGGAACCAGGTCGACACCATCAAACCGCCAGCTAGCGGGCCAGCGCAAGTCGCACCGTCACCGGCTGCGACGGCCGGCCTGCCCGGCGTGCCGGCAACCGGCTCACCAGTGCCCGTGACTCCGAGTGCTCCAGCGGTGCCGATTGCTCCACAGGTGCCTGCCGTGCCAACGGTGCCCGCGGTCACTCCACCGGCACCCGTCACGGTAACCGCGCCTCCAGCTCCGGCGGGGCTTGGCACCGACGACGACCTGCCGTTCTGACCCGCAGAGAAAGCTCTAGGTAATAATGCCAGCACGCATCCTGGTGACCGGAGCCAGTGGGCAGCAGTGTGGTCGCTCTACCACGTTCAAGTATGAGATCGTCAGCGACGTCTTCGCCAGGGCGCTCCGGGACGGCGGTGCTGAGGTAGAGCATCGCACGTACGTCCCTGGCGAAGATCTCCGGCAGTATGACGTCGTCTTCCTCGGGCTCGTCCCGTTCTTCAGCGTCGCTGGGCACTTTGTCATCCCAGCGATGCACTGCCTTGCTTCCGCTGAAGCGGCCGGAGTGCCTCTCGTCTTCTACGTCGACGACTGGCGGTTTTACCAGTTCTACAACAACTTGCGGTCAATCAGGAAGAACCCACTGCAGCTCGTCAAGTCGTTCTTCGACGGGCGTGAGATGATCGGCGAAGCTCGAGAGAACCTCGATTTCTACAGCGCCGTCGTCGACCGGCTGTCGGACAAGCCGTGGCCGCTGACGGTTGCGCCGGCGTACGCGTGGGGTGATCATGCCAAGCTAGCCGGCTTGCTGCAGTCGTCACCGCGAGCTGAGTTCGTGGACGTGACGCCGTACCTGGCCAGGCACCCGCTGCCGGACCCGATGCCGGTGAAGGACCGCAGCTGGGTGCTGGGGACGGCCAGCAACCAGCTGCCGTGGCTGGAGAAGCAGGGACTGTCGTGGCCGGTACATCACTTCGGCGGCCGGGCGAGCAAGGCACCGAAGCTTCTGACGGAGCCGGAGCTCGCCGCCGAGTACTGCCGGCACTGGGGTGTGCTGTCTCCTTCATACGGCTACCGGACCGCCGGCACCGGCTGGTGGCGCAGCCGGTTCGTCTTCGCCGCCCAGGCGAAGGCGGTACTGCTCTGCGATCCGGATGAGGCACCGGCTCTCGGGCCGGCGTACTCACTCGACGGCTCCGCCGTCGAGCAGCTCGACGACAGCGAGCTGAGCGACCTCGCTGAAGCGCAGCGTGACGCACTGCGGCCGTGGATCTGGAAAAAGCACCAGGTCATCGACGAGATGCACTACATCGTGAAGCTGGCGAAAGAGCAGGCGGCATGAGCGGCAAATTCAAGAGCTTCGGTGCTCTGAAAGGCAAGGTCGAGTGGGAAGGCGGCGTCTCGGAAGCGATCACCGGGTACGGCATCTCCACAGCAGACCTGCCGGACGGTGTGCCGGCTGCTGTCGTCGAGTCGTGGGATCGCGTCTCGAAAATCCGTGATGACGTCTACGTGATCGAGACCTGGCTTGAGAGTGTGCCGTACGACGACGAAGATGATGAAGCAGAAAGAGAGCTCGGCTGATGACGGCAGGCAACCACAGTCCGTGGCGATGGCTGGCTTCAACGAAGCAGCTGCAGGAAGAAGCATTCGGTGTCGATTTTGGTCAGCTAACCGGTGAGAAGCTCGCCGATTACGTGCTTACGAACGCGTACTCGGTGAACGATGAGATCGCCGAGGTGATGGGCGAGTTCAACTGGAAGCCGTGGGCGAAAAACCGCGGTGAGTTCACCGACCGAGACGCCTTCGTCGGAGAGCTCGTGGACGCCGCTCATTTCCTCGCGAATCTCGCTTGCGCTGCCGATGTCACTGACGAAGAATGGGAGCGGCTGTACCAGGCCAAGCAAGGCCGGAATCGCGCGCGGCAGAAGCACGGCTATGATGCCGTCAAGAGCAAGTGCCCAGCCTGCAAGCGAGAGCTCGACAAACCCGGAGTCGTCGAGATCGCGGCTGATGCCGAAGAGCCGCGGTCCGGTGTTCTCTGGCTGAACTGCCGGTACTGTGATGAGCATCTTGGGATGATCACCGCCGACGGCGTACTTCTCTGGGCCGGCGCTCTCAGCGTGCCGGGAGTCACCGCCGAGTCGCTGGCGTGCACGTGCGCTAGCAATGGCATCGGCCGGCCGCCACTCGACCCGGACTGCCTTTTCCACCGGCGCCCGCGGAACCACCTTGGGATCCCGATGTGAACGTGCTGAAGCCGTCACTGCCGAGCCGCCCCACGTTCGACGAGTGGGGCCTGGCACTCGCGAAGACCGCCTCATTGCGAGCTGAGTGCACACGCCGGCGCGTCGGTGCCGTCATCCTCGACAAGAAGAAACGCCGGACGTGGATCGGGATCAACGGCGCGCCGCCCGGTGAGCCGAGCTGCCTGGACGGTGCCTGCCCGCGAGGGCGGCACTACGGCCCGGTCATGTCGATGATCGCCGCCGAGATCTGTGATGGCGTCATGGTGTGCGGTGGCTGCCGGAAACCGTGGCCTTGCTCGGAAACCGTTGAGCCGGACAGCTCTTACGACACCAGTGCCGGCATGTGCATATCAACGCACGCGGAACTGCAGTGCATCTTCGATGCCGGCCGGTCCAATCTCGATGAGAACTGCACGATGTACGTGAGTGAGCGCCCGTGCCCCGCCTGTGAGCGGATCATAAAGGGCTGCCTGAAGCGCGTGGTGTGGCCCGGCGGAGAGCTGAGGTTCTGATGCTGGCACGTGATTGCGTATTCTGCACTCGAGTGGAGTGCAGAGAGTACGATTCCTACACCGATAACCCATCCGTCGTCTGGCTCGAGCCGCTGAACCCGGTTACGCCGGGCCATCTGCTGTTCATCCCGGTGCATCACGTAACAGCAGGCTCACCGCAGAAGCCATATGAGACGGCGCACTGCGTTGAGTACGCCGTCCGCTACGCCGTCAGCCACGGCATAGCGGATTACAACGTCATCACTTCCTGCGGTGCCGCCGCGACGCAGACCATCTCGCACATCCACGTCCACCTGGTGCCGCGAGCTGATGGCGACGGCCTCGCGCTGCCGTGGACCGGCCAGGTGAAAATGAAGCCAGCTAAGGAGAACTGAGTGGTCTGCATTCCATGCCGGAATAGCGTTCACTGGGAGTGCCCGGAACCGGTTCGCCAGAGCCGGCCTGACCTTACCGAGACCGACCTCGCCGGCGGCCAGCTCTGTGATTGCCAGCACGGCACTCGCAATGACCCAGCCGCCGGTAATGGCATCAGCACCTGACGGTCTGGTAAAGTAATACAGTGGGTTATCAATTTGCAGACGTCCAGGGTTTTGCCGGCGGTTTCTCCGTCGGGATGACGCTCGCCGGCTTCCAGCTTGTCGCCAAGAGAGAGCAGCTGGCGAGCGGCGGCTTCGGCGTTCCCATCATGGAAGCGAACCGAGGATTCCTCGGTGATGGCTGGGATAGCCAGGTCTCAGAGCCGAAGGACTGGGATCTGCCGCTGCGGCGAGCGGATGTGGTCGGCGGCACGCCGCCGTGCAGCGCGTTTTCCGGGATGACCGCCGGCTACGCATCTCACGGTGTCGACTCGAAGATCAACGACTGCATGCACGAGCTGATGCGATTTGCCGCTCGAGCTCGGCCGGCGGTCGTCATCATGGAGTCGGTCAGCCAGGCATTCACGCGTGGCCAGGTTCTCATGAACCGGCTGTGGAATGACCTCGAGAAGCAGTCCGGCCTGCAGTACAAGTGCTATCACGTGCTTCAGGACAACTACAGCCTCGGCGGGGTAACTCGGCGCAAGCGGTACTTCCTCGTGCTCAGCCAGGTGCCGTTCGGGGTTGAGCTGCCGGAGCTGAAGTGGCTTCCCACCGTGGGAGACGCTCTCTCCGACCTTCGGGAACTGAAGCAGCAGTGGGAGCCGCAGTCATACGGCACGTCGCCGACGTGGTGGAGCCACCAAGTCAGGTCCGCTTCCGGCGCTGTCGATGGCCACTTCTTCAACGGCGGCAAGCGCACTGACCGGATGCTCGAGCTCGTCAGCGGGCTTCGAGACGCCGGCGTGGAGCCGTGGCTTCCCGGTGAGTCGGAAGAAGACATCCCGAAGCGGTATTACGAGAAGTTCGGAGCACTGCCGGAGTCCTGGCAGTACATCACCACAGGCGGCCTCACTCTCGAGAAGCATCTTCTTAACCGCAACTGGGAATCCGGCGGCTTCAGCCAGGCGAAGTACTGGGACTGGAAGGGGCCGGGCCGCGTTATCACCGGTGCTGGCCCATACATGGTCTGGCATCCAGACATGCGCCACGCCACGCACC